AATAACACCCATCAACTGCATTATCTCTGCCCGTGCTACGGCGTCTATCTCAATAGAGCCCATGCGCAGCCCCTCTGCGATCTGCTCCATGGTCATCTTGCCTACTGCTTGGAGTTCAGGGTACTGGGCGATCAAGTATCCCTTGATCTTCTCTATTTCTATATTGATAGATGCCTTGTCGTAGGGGAGGACATCCTCCCTACCGGCGAATAGTGTGCTCGTGTTGCCGTGCCCGAATACTGCCTGCCCAGAGGGATCGATGACGGTGCGAGTGCCTCCACGACTGTCAGTAGAGTAGCCCGGAGGGAGTTTGCTTGGGTCTCTAAGGTTTACTCGCCCTGTTGCTCCTCCAGCCTCTACTGCACCAATAAACTCTTCGTCTATTCCAGAAGCACGAATGGCTGATGCTATCAGGGTATTGAGGGCTTCGTCTACGCCTTCTGTGGCGTTTTCTGCTACGCGAATATCAGCAGTCCAACTCATTACCCCCTCTTCCAAGTTTGCCTGTGCTTGGTCGATAGCACGCCAGTTCGCCATGAACTCTTCTGCACTCATGCCAGTCACCTTAGCATAGTGGATGAGTTGGTTTCTTAATGGGTTGAATATCTCTGATGACTCTTGTAGGACCATATCTCTGACTATGTTACCTCCAAGATCTCCTCCACCACGAAGGGCTTGGTTGAGTGCCCCCGGCAGGCGACCTGTAAGGTTACCCAGTCTGGTAATGTCAATAGCCCCTCCACCACCAGCGGCGATGAAGTCTGCTAGTCTGCGTGATGCAGCAGAGTTTATTGGCCTATATCTTCCTGCTGATACGGTAGTATCATCAGCAAGGTGTGAGTTCTGCCACGAGCCACCACGCTTGGTCATAGGGCCTTCTCCGTTGTACCCTCCATAACCCATTTCGTGTCGGAGAATATCGTCTATCTTCTTACCTGTGAGTTTTCCTCCGCGCTCCAGTCCTGTTGATACTGCCTGTGTTACAGCGGTTTGGAGTTCTGTAAAGTCAAGTCCATTAGACAGAGCATAGTTTATTCTCTTGGTAATGAGCCCCAGAGACTTGTCTTCAAGTTCAACATCAAGAACAATATCTCCGTGCGTTGTAGGGATAGTTGAGCCACCCTTGGCGAAGCCCTTTACTCTACCGGCATTTAGTGCGTTGAGGAATGACCCGTGCTTCTGTGCTACCGGCTTTCTTACAACAAACTCACCGGGAGTGAGTAGGGCTGGGATGGTGTCTCCATCTCCTGTACCGGGCACATGCCCACCAGAGGCAAGCATGACTGCTCCACGCATCTGCGCCGCTCTCATGGATGGGGCACCGGGAGCAACAGCAGACATAGCGAGTGAGAGTTCACGATAGCGTGCGATGAGTCCCTCAATCGCCCCACCCTGTGCTCCGAAACTTCCAGTCAGTCCATCAATAGCACCATCAAGAGAGCGTGTCTGGGCCATGAGGTCAAGTTCAGCACCAGAGAGGTACTTGGCCCCTGTCATAAAGGTGTGCATGACTCCAATGCCCTTGGTGAATGCACCGATGAGGTTTCCAAACTGACCGACGAGCATCATAATGGGACCGGCTATGGCGATGATGCCAACTGCTGCAAAGGCTCCCCACTTGGCAAGGTCTGGCAGGCTGTTGAATGCTTCAAGGATAGATGAGATAGCGTTGATGATGGGAATGGCTACCTGTGCGAACATCTCCCCGATGGGGGCGAGAGCAGCGTTCAGTCTTTCTACCGCCGCAGTCATGCGAACAGAGACAGACTCTTCGATCTTGGAAAGTTCGGAGTCTGCAAGTGCAGCAAGGTTCTGTGCGCTCTTTTCTGTCAGAGCAAATGCTTTCTGAGCCTGCCCATTCTCCCTGTTGATGTTGGAGAACAGAGCACCCATTCGTGCAAACTGCTGCTTACCGAAGGTAGCGGATAGTACCTGCTGCTGCTGGAATTCATCTACTCCGTTGAGTGCTTTGCCAAAGTCTTGGATAAGTCCCTGTAGGTCTCCACGGTTAGAAGAAAGAATGTCGTCAATGGCAATGCCTGCTCCATTGAGAGCCTCGCGTGCCTGCTTAGTTGGTTCAATAAGACGAGCAAGCGATGTCTTGAGAGCGTTGGCTCCTTCTACTGCGCCTACCCCGCCCTCCTTCATGGCAGTAAGGAAGACAGCGAGGTCCTTTACATCTCCACCAAGACCTTGGATGACGGGAGCAACGCGGGGAATTGCCTCTGACATATCCTGAATAGAAAGAATGGTCTGGTTCTCTACAGCGTTGAGGAAGTTGACCGACTCGGCAACCTCTTCTGATGACTGCTTGAATGCAGTAGACATAGAGATAATGGACTGCATAGCAGTCTCATTGTCCATCATGCCAAGAGTAGCGAGTCGTGTCGTTGCCTGTGTTGACTTGAGAAGAGCCTCCCCAGCCAAGCCGGTAGCAGCAAGGTCGGCAGCGATACCAATGGTATCCTTTGTAGCCATGCCCCACTTAGTTGTCTCAACAGCGAGGTCACGAATACTGGCCTTCACGGAGTCAAGTTCTGATGACTGTGTATCCAAGTCTCCATAGACACGAGACAGGGCAAGCATTTCCTTGTCGATGTCAGAGAATACCTTCATTGCCTGACGCCCGAAGAGCATCAGGGGAACGGTGAAACCTACTGTGAGTTGCCTACCAGCCCACTGGGTATTCTTGCCCCAGTTCTGCATGGAGGTTCCCAAGTCTCTAATAGACTTGTTGAGTAGTTGGGACTTCTGCGCTGCGATGTCAGCATCCATTCCAAGGGCTGATAGTGGGCGGGTCGCCACAACTCGCTGCATCCCTGTGATACTGTCGGTGAGCGTAATGTACTGGGTGTTAAGGCGCATGGCCCTATCAGTAGCAAGGTCAGTCATCTGTGCAGCGTTGTTGGAGAAGACATTCAGACCCTTGGCAGCGCCAGTAGCGTTCTGGAACATCTGTCCCATAGTCAACTTGTTGGTGTCTATCTGCTTTTGCAGAGTAGCCATAGCACCAGAGGTTTTGACTATCTCTGACCGGAACTGCCCTATACCATTAACAGCATAGTTGAAGTTTCCTGCGTTGGTCATCGTCTGACTGAGGTTGAGTCTGCCAGCAGCCACCGATACTTCGGATATCTGTTGCTGCAACTGGCGCAACTGTGCGAGCGCTTGACCAACATCGGCGCTTACATTCAGGTTGGCATTAATGTCACTCATAGATATCCTCGTGTCCTATTATACCAGACAGGGGCCTATCCAAATGGGGACTTCATTTCTCCATCACGGATGCGAATGTAGGAGGTGTCTGCGCTCATTGCCTCTGATACTTGGAAGCCTTCCTGCAAGCCCATTTTTCCATAGAGGGATACAATGTCAGAGGCATTCTCTGCTCTACCGCCGCTGAAAATGCGTGCTTGCATATCATCGAATGACTCATTCCCACTTGTCCTACCGGACTCTGCATCAAGGTCAACACCCTTGAGGGCAGCAGCAAACTTGCGTGTTTCGTAGACTTCTTCACGGGATGACTTGAGAATGGCAGTCAACTCGGGCATAGAGAGACTATCTTCTAACTCCCAAATGCTCTTCCACGAACCGACGAGGAAGACTTCCGCTTCAATAGCGGCGAGGTCTAAATCTTCCCACTTAGAGCCGCCGCTGTCGGGTTTCCCTCTGCGTCGAATTTAATACCCGATGCTGCTTCAAGAACCTTGTAGACGGTGGGTAGGTCGATGTTCTCCTCTAGGAGCGCCTTGTCTGCCCACGGTGGGGAATACTGCTCCATAGCGATGACTACGCAGTCCATCAGGACCTCAGTAGCAGCATCGTTGTCTGTCGCCACTGCCTGTAGTTCAGCGAACTTCTTCATAAACTTGCGGAAGAGCGAAATCTTGAGAGGACGCATCTTGATTTCAGTGCCGTCCATTAGTAGTACCTCTGATGTTTCAAAAACTTCTGTAGCCATTTGTTACTCCTTCTGTGTAGGAGACCATTATACCACAAATACCAAAACCCCCTCCCCCCAGTTGTTCTGGGGTTCGGGGGTAGTGGCTATTTAGTTGTTATGCGCGAGTTACGGTGTCCTTTTCGGTTCCACCCATTGCCGCGTTAGCAGCATTAGGCTTTAGAGCGCCTACTGCGGTTGCTGACTCAGCAGAACTCTTAGCAACCACACGGTCGATGATACGACCGTATGAGCCATTGTTCGCTGGGAGCAGACGGAACGTTACATCGAATACCGATGCAGCGTCACGCTTGATGTTGACCGTTACAGCGCTCATTGAGAGAGCACGGTAAGCGATGTAGATACGCTCTACAACCTCACCAACGCCACACTCGCCGGGGCCGGGACCAACAGCAATAATGCCACGCTCTACGGGGCACTCACCCAACTTACCAGATGATAGTTCTAGGAACTTGTTGGATGCGCTATGCTCTGCCATTGGCTGATTACCGGGAGAGATAACCGCAGGAGTCTTGATAGACTTATCAGTTGGGTTAGATAGAGTTCCAGCCACTAGGTCGCCAGATGCTCCTGCGATAGCAAAGAGTAGGTTCTCTAGCGTGGACTCAGCCATACCTGTCTTGAGTTCTACCTGCATACCCTGCTTGAACAACTTAGCGGAGTCAAGCAACTGATCGACAGACACCTCACCGAAGTTTGGTGTGAATGTCATTTCCAGACCGTTGGAAGTATATCCAGCGTTAGGAGTTGCGGGGTTAGCAGAAAGGGTCTCTACATATGGTACTTGGTCCTCAAAGTCTGGTACCTGTGGAAGGTACGAGGCATCTGGGGTTGTCAGTGCTTCCTTCTCGGGATCGATCTGCTTCTTTGTAGTAAAGATCGCAGCCGCACCGATGATGATGTTCTTAGAGTCGCCTCTTGAATATGCCATTATTATTTCACCTCTACTTTCATAGTTTTTATTTAACTATGGTAGGGGGTCTTCCTCACAAGGTCTATTATACCATCCGTTTTGCCTCTCCCCGGCGTTTAGCGCACGAGGGAGAACAACTTGGGATCGTCATACGCACAGGTGTGGTACTCCGCATCCACGAAGAACTTGGACACTTGGTACTGGCGGGTGGTGAAATCCCTCACTCCACCACCGGCCTTGGACACAGCAGACGCAGGCTGGTATACTCGTAGGTGATGAAACCTAATAGCACTTTCCGGGTAGGCAATGCTCATAAACTCGTTTATGTCCTTCGCAGCATCATCCTGTCTATCAAGGATGAGTTGAATGGCGCTCCCAAGGTAGAGACTCTGGTTCTCCGTAGCCTTGACCGCATAGTGTATCTGCTCAGTTTTAATAGGGTAGAAAGGGCTTTTCGATACTGTGAAAAGGCGGTCGTACACTATCGATGGTTTGTCATTCCACGGAGCATCGCCACTCGCAGACTCACTAAGCGGGAAGAAAGGTACTATGCCGTTGTAACTGGATACAAAGTCAGGGTCTATCTTTTTGATGACTCCCCATAGGTAGTTGTTGATGTAGACTGCTGCTACGTCCAGTTCAGACAGTAGAGTTGGATTCCTCATAGTGTAACGCTCCCCTTGATGCTGTAATATCTTCTACCGTCCATTATACCAGCACCTCGTCCACCCTTACCCCGGAACTCATCCATAGTCTCCAAGTCTGCAAAGATGCGACGTAGGACACCCTGCGATAGGTAGGAGCCAAAGAACTCTTCCACTACCCTACCGAAACTGCCTGCGACGGCATCTCCACCGGGATTTGCTATGTAGATATCCTCAGTAGTGAAGACCATCTCTCCATCGTCCCCTTCGAATGCCAGCACGCCACCATCGTTGGGGGAGATAGTCACGTCGATACTATTCTCCATCACATTTGCCTTGTCTACGAACGGGGTATCCGATGTATCCGATGTTGAGGCTGAGGGTAGAAAACTACCAGTAAATCTGATGCTGAATGGAGAGGCGACGGGAGTGATGGTGAAGAGGCGAGCACTTGGATCGCCTACTCTGTTCCATTCATAGACGTGGTGGAGTGATGCTGGGTCTGTCTGCGCAGCGAGGTCAACATAGCGATAGAAGATGTCTGCGATAAGGGCACCAAGTTCTTGGTTGAAGGCCATTCTATTTTGTTCTATGCCCGTCATAAACCCTTCGGCATAGTCGGTGAAGTCCTTTACCTGCTTGTTGAAAGCATTAAGGTCGAACTTGAGCGTAACCATACGGCTCATCCTCAAGGTGCTGGTTCTCTGACCGGGTAAGCAGCAGTTTGTAGTATTCTATTTCGTTCCACGGGTTGACGAATGGCTCAACACTCAGCACATCGTGGAGTAGTGGCCTACCTGCCAGTTCTGCCTGATCGTGTGTCCATAATGACTTTCCATCTGCGGTGATGTCCAGCACCAGCATCTCTGTGATGGGATGGTAGTTACCCTGTGCGTCTATGCGAGGATCAACCTTGGTGCGAGCATTCAGTTGCTTCTTGTAGAGATACTCTCGCTCGGCTCGTAGGGGCTTTAGATCGACTGTGCCCATTACGTTGGCGTAGCCCCGGAGCGTCTGCTGGTTTGTCTCCCAGTTGTGTTCTATCTTCCCCAACTCTGTCTGCCGCAGGGTAGAGTAGGCAATAGTCAACTGCATCGAATAGAGAAATCCACAGTCAAGGATGCCCATTAGAGGACGCCGATCCTACCAAGGACGGTAGTGTTGTATTTTCCAAGGATGTCATCTACTATCTTGTTTCCTGTACCGGCGTGGGCACCAGAGGCAAAACGAAGTTTGAACTGATCGGTGGAATACTCGCTGATGTATCTGTTGAGTTGGTCCATCTTGCCACACTTCATATCGTTGAATAGCAGGTAAGCAGCATCCTTGATGTCCTGTGGAACAGCGCCACCATTCATCTGTAGAAGGAAAGCGAATGTGCTGTCCTTGGGGAAGAGCCCTCTTCTGGTGTGCCCGATGAACTCCTGTCCTCCGAACCATCCATAGGTGTCTGTGTCGATGTGCCCGTCATAATGAGAGGCAGCATGGACGCCTGCGAGCCTGTTCCACGCACCGTTCCACCCTGCGGTAACAGCAGTACCGTCATAGGACAGCCCATACCACACGGGCCACCGCAGGGCGCTGGGGGTTTCGAACACCATCACGTTGTTCTCCCACACCTTGAAAACCCCGGTAGTCCCCATAGGCACAGGGAAGTAGTCTGTTCCCAATCCCTCTCCCTCAATCTTACGGTAGGATACACCGAACTGCCCACCAGTAGCAGCGTTGATAATCGACACTACCAGACGAGCATAGAGTTTGTCCTCTTCTGTGGGGTTGGCGGGTAGGTAGTAGGGTGTATTTACTGAGAGTGTCTCTACCTGCCACCCGTCCTTGTCATTAGGTCCTTTGCCATAGGTAGTCAGCACCATCTCATAGTCACCATCGGCAACGTAGGCAGGAATCTCAAACTCAAGTTCACAATTGGTAGTCGTGTAGGCATAGGGCCACACGACACTATTGCCATTGAGTTCGGCTATGAATTCATAGTGTATTCCGTGAGCGTTGAAGAGTTTCACATATACTGGGGTTTCGATCCACACCTCATGCCCGTTGGACATCTCTGCCTCAACTTTGATGGTGCTGCCTAGTTGCCTCAGTATGCTGTGCTCCATTACTTCCTCCCGTAATACTCCTTGAGTTCCTCGTCTGTGCATCGACGGATGCCCCGCTCCAATAGGAAGGGCTCTACCTGTGATGCCCAGAGAAGGTTGTATCCCTTGTTTACCCCGCCGATGCCGATGAGGTAGAGACTGCGATCAGACCAGATGACTTCCTTTTCCCTTACAGGGGGAGTATAGTCAGACTTGGTAGCCTTCTCTACCTTGGGTGGACCGATGACGTTGTTGCGCTCTAGCGCTGTCTGCTCTACCTCTGTAGTGGGAGCAGTGATTTCTCCTTCACTCATAAGGTCACTATCAAGTTCATCGATGAGTTTGAGAGCGTCGGCCTTGGTTACTCCAAAGGGTAGAACGATTTCCTTCTCGTCAGCATAGGCTCGTATGGCCTTCATGTTGCTTGACTTGGTTGGCTTAGACATTTATCCTCCTGTAGGTGTTAGGTCTATTATACCAGAAAAGCGTTTGGGGAGGCACCCGAAGGCACCTCCCCGCACGCGGTACGCTAGTTTTACGGAGCGTCTGTTGCTGCGTCCATCCAAGCAACTGCGTCCAGTTCTTCCATGTTGATACCGAACCGGATGTAGACAGTGTACTCAATGGTGTCCTTCTTGGCGCGGTACTCACGGTTTACCGTGATGTCGCGCTGTAGGCCCCATACGCGGTTGTCTGGGAAAGACAACTCAACGTAGTCCTCCTTGAAGAAGGGAACCTCTAGGACTGGAATACCAAGAACGCGGGTTGTGCGAGCAGGCCCAAAGGTCTGGTCTGTTCCACTTAGCCAGTTGTTCCGGTAAGCCTCTGTTGCTACGTTGTTGTCGTAGGATAGAGGGCCAGTTCCGTTGTTAGCAACGATGTTTGCAAAGGTGTCTGTTCCACAGTAGAACTTCATGCCTGTGCGGATCGCACGGTACTTGCGTGGGAGCGCTAGGATGAGACCCTGTAGGACCTCTGGCTTCCACTGGGTAATGGCTGGACCAGTCGTACCGGGAGCGGGTGTGCCGGTTCCTGCTGGGTTCTTGGCCTCGTGTGTGCCACCGCCTGCGCCTGCACCGATGGACTGCTGGACAATCTTGACGAAGCCGTCCATGATGCTTGTGAAAGCATCATTGGAGCCCTTGTCGCCATTGATAGCGAGGTCCTCAAGGTCATTACCGAATGCGTTAGTCATCAGGCGAACCAGATGGTCCTCAAATGCTGCACCTTCGATGTTGTCCTCAAGTGACTCAGTAGAGAGTTCCCAGTCAAGACGAATCTTTGTGGTTACTAGTTCTACCTTCGTGAATCGTGCCCCAGCATTGACGTAAGTGTCGTCTGCTTGGTTTGCCGCACGGATGACGCGCTCGCCAACGTTGACCTTCTCAATCTCCATTGTGTTCGCACGCATCGTGACCTTGCGACCATCGTTCGCCAGAACGGTTGCGTTCCAGACATAATCGATGAAGCGCTGTGCCTGATCGTAGCGCAAGCGTCCACCGACATCACCGCTAGGGTTTGAAGAGTTCTTCCCACCGGGATAGTTCCCATCAAACTGGTTAGAGGCTTGACCTAGGAATCCCCAAGTCTGTGGCTGATTGGCGTTTGGGCCTGCCACGGCTGCGCCGTCGTCAAGGTTGCCTACACCACCAGCAGCGAATACGCCTGAGGCATGTACGCCGTATCCGTCTTCTACTGCTCTACCTGCGAAGGTAGCGTCTGTAGAAATTCCGTCTAGCGAATGCCCCTGCTCGGGGCTAGCATCAGGACCAGCAGGCTCTGTCCCCATCTGGGTACGCTCTGCTCCTGCCTTTTCAATCTTTGTGTTTTCTGACATTTTATGTCACCTCCTGTTAATTTTTGTTTCTATTGGAATAGGTCGGACTTTGTGAGGAATACGCCGTTCCATAGTGATTTCTGAACCTTTACAGGTTCGAACTGCACGACATCTCCGATGTCGCCAGACTTGCGGAATGCTGTGTCCTTTTCTACTGACTGGACACGCATTCCAAACTCATTAATTCCACCCTTGACTGATTCCACCTCGGCCTGAACACCGGAGATATCCTTCTGTAGGCTGTCTACCTTAGCGTTCAGTGTGCTTACGGTGTCAGCAAGAGCAGTAATGACCTGAGTAAGTTGTGATTGGAGAGACTTGACTACCGCCGTTACTTCGGCAGCAGGATCGGCCTCTGGCTCTTCTGGTGTTTCTGGGTCTGCGGGGTCCTCAACCTCCACATCACCTTCTACAGCCTCGGCAACCGCTTCGGCAACTACGTCCTCTGGGGTTTCTGCTTCGATCTTGGCCTCAACCTCAACTGACTTCTCAAGGTCTGCAACGACCTCGGATTCTACTGTATCTGTTTCCATACTGTTTACCTCCTTTACCTTTGTTAGCATCCCCTTGACTACCTCGGCCCTGTCGGCATCGTTTGTCTCTACGAAACCGATAGTGCTCATCTCCTTGTCACAACGAGGACACTCGGAGGTGTGTGAAGTGGAAAGTTGGACTACATCGTCATCAGCGCACCAGAAGACATTCTCTATGAGAGCGGTAGCGAGCATTCCTGTCGCTACCCCCTTCTGAATAGAGAGGATGTTTGCAAACTGGTTTGCTGGGTTATCCACAAGGGATAGTTCATGTAGGTCGTATTCCTTGATGATTCGCACAGGCTTATTGAGTCTCTCATCAAAGACGGTCTCGGTCTTCTTTGCTGAACCACCGATGGAGAACCCTGTGAGTGTTCCATCAAGGACCTTCTCCCAAGTGTCCTGTGCGCCCTTGCTGATGTAGGCAGAGACATAGATGCCGTCATAGAACTGCTTGGTGTTGGTGTCGTAGTAGACATCCTCCTTGAAGGAGAGTGCCTTTCCTACTGCGAGGTTTGAGTGCTGCTCTCTGATGTTACCCCGCCAGTTTGAGAATGCCCTGAGAGAAGCCTTGCCGTCGATGACATCATCCTGCTCATCTGGTGATGCGACAGTAGCCCATCCAGAGACAACTCTACGCTCTCTGTCTACCTTCTCAATAGGCATAGAGATGCGAACGTCGTCGCCTGTAACATTGAAGTGTGCCTTATTAATGTCCATGCTGCCTCCTATTATACCATCCGTTTTCACGAACGTAATACAACTGTTATTTTCCTTGCACCGCACGGCCTTCGCCCTTGGCATTACGACCAGTAGGCGTGGATGTGCTGTCTGTTGCGTTCGTAGCACGAGCAATTGAACGCTCGTCTGTGCCCTTCTCATCATTCTTCTGAGAGGCAATCTGCTTGGGTGCCTGCTCAAATACCTTGTCCCCACCGGGGAGAGGACCCTTGCCCAGAGACTCTCTTACTTCGTTGGGAGTGATGACCTGATCCTTAAGGTAAATGTCATCAATGGCAGCCTGTGCTGTCTCGTCTGTGAGAGTGAACTCATTGAACTTCAACTCTAGGATGTCGCTCTTCTCTCTGATGACTCTGGCGATCTGCTTTTCCAGTCTACCCTGCGCTGGGCGTGCTACTTGCTCCTTGAAGGTGCGGTCCTGTGCGAGGGCAGCAGCAAGGCCACCAATGTCTGTCCCACCCAACTTGGATAGGGGAACTTGGTGTGCGGTGAGGATTTGATCCCTATTGGTCTTCCGATACTTGTCGAAGGACGCTTCCTGAACTTGGTTCTCTACCGCCTGCATGTTGAACTCTACCTTGTTCCCATCCTGATCGGAGGGAAGAGGAAGGAAGAGCGAGCGATGGTTCTGGCCCCGTAGGTTCGTCTGGAAGAAGCGGAACATCGTATCCTCTGCATCGGCAGAGAACTTCGCACCCTTCAAGGTGATGACGTAGCGGGGGACTGCCTTGTTTTCAAAGTAGTCGATGTTGTACTGCTCAGCCATAGTGTCGCCTATCAGGGCAGACATAGCAGAGATTATATCCGGTACCCCGTAGAAAGTGTTGATGGGAGAGTAGGACTTGAAGTGGATAATCTCGTTGGGACGAGGATCATTGGTGATGGGGTTGGGGTTGGTTGCTTGGAAATTGCGGAAGTAGACTACTAGGTTGCTAATGATTTGAACGTAGCCGTCACGCAGTCTCCGTACCCGCATCGTGGTGGAGGGGATATGACCGATGTAGCCGATGTCCCCTGTAACGGTACGGCCTATCTCCATGTAAGCGTTTCCTGTTGCTTCCAAGTCTATCTTGATCTTCTCCATTACCCCCGTAAAACTGTCCTCATCGTTGGTGTTTTCCAGCCAGTCGATCATCTCTGCCTTATGGCGTTCGATCTTCTGCTTGGCCTTCTTGGTCTTCTCCTTGTCGTCTACGCTCTCCATCTTAATCATCACATCTCTGGTGGGATGGAATTCATAGCCAAGTCCTACGACGTTGGCTGTCTTGGCGTCAATAGCAGCATGGTTGGCAAAGTTCGTATCGTAGAAGTTAGCCAACTCGTAGAGGTTGTATGGAGGGGTAACTACATCGAATAGGCCATAGGCGGTGCGCATAGTGTCTCCGGGGTTCATGGCCTTGCTACCGGCATCGGCGTGGCCCTGTGGGATCATTCCGCTACTATCCCTGTACCCTGCGGGTACGTCCTTGGTGCCTATTGCCTTCTCTATCCGGCTAGTCTTGCGCTTGAAGTTAGGAGAGATTCCCGTCATTACCTTAAGGTCACTCCACCCCTTCATAAAGGGGTCAGCATCCTTGAATGGGTCTGGGGCAAGGTCATCCTCATCGATGTCCCTTGTCCGTAGGTTAATAATCTGCTCTTCCATCTTACTCTCCCAAGTGCTTTATTGTCTGTTGTGCGTCGTAGACCGATCCCAAGTCATTCAGGAGCAGTTCTCCCTTGCCGAACCTGTCTATCTGCTCGCTGTACTCTTCCTCGCTTACTCGTCCTACCCCCGCTACAAACACGGCCTTGCCGTTGGGGTATCCGTAGTAGCGAGCAGCGCTGGTTATTTCAGAGATAGCGCGTAAGTCATCCTTGCGTGCGGGGATGTTGAGGGGGTTTCCATCATCATCACGAAGCAACTTCTTCTCATCAAGGAGCATCCAGAAGTAGGAACCATACTGGTAGCCTACGAGTTTCTCCTGCCCCTTGCCCTTATCAACAACAGACCACCGGGCATTCTTCACTGCCTTGTGGTTGACCTTGAGCCTGCGAGTTTTAGACATATTTCTCCTTTAGTGGTGCCAATATTATACCACAGGCGACCACTTAAAGGGGTTTACGACTGAAACTTGACCATTCGATGTCAGAAAACAGCACTACTGCGTCCTCTTGTAGCAACATACCGTGCGTATCATCGACTATTGTGCGGTTGGTTCCGGTGTAAACATCGTAAAACATATCAGGACCGATGGGGTATTCGGTGTGTGTTGTCTTGTAGAGCATATCCGATAGTGTGATCGGCTGCCACTTGGCCCAGTTATCAACAGTAGCAGCATCATTATCATCCTTAACCTCTTCCCAAGTGCGCTTGTCCTTCTGGATGAAGAGTTGAGCGCCTGTGGGATGGTGGAAGGAGATGCCGTTGAATACCGCCCCGGAGAGAAGGTTGATGCCTCCAAGATAGTTGCCGAAGTTGATGGGATGCCTAAAGACTACCCCGATGATCGTCCATTCACCCTTGACGAGCACAGGGGCTCCCACCTTATTCCCATCTTGGAAGAAGGTCATTCCCATAGAGGGGAAGGTGAGTGTTCCCTTGGTGACTCCAAAGTCTATTATCCCCGATGGGGCATCAAGGGAGAAGAGTGTCTGCTGGTCGGTGCCTCCCCAGTTCACCCACACTTCAAACATAATGACATCGTAGGACTGGACGAGTTGCTTGTTGATGGGGAGTGTTATTCCCTTTTCAATAGTGTCGTGTGTCCCTACTACCTCTATGCCGCTATCCTGTGTGAGATAGAGGTAGGGAGTGTTGCCCTTGTAGATGCAGAATGGGACCTTGCCACGATAGTCGTAGTAGTGTCCTGCTCGTAGGTAGGGAGAGATTTCATATCCATACCGGGTTCCAATACGGGGGAAATCAAAGTCGTCCAGTACCTTGCTCGCAAGCGCCTGTGAGCGCATTTTGAAGGGAGAGGAAAGGATGCCGTCTATCTCTATCTTGTGATGGAGGACGACAGCGGTGTTGTGGATGCCCAGTCGCTTGGGAGGATAGATGATGGTGCGGTCAGTTATTTCAAATGCCTCCTGTGAGATGTTGGTCATAGCGCGGGTGGTCATTCCGTTTACCACCAATACCCTGTCCTCGTTAGTGTCCACGATGCGGTGCTTGCCCAGCGAGATGTGATTGGGGAACTCATCCAAGTGCCTAATGATGCGCTTGTTGGTAAGGCGCTGGAAGGTGAGATAGGTTTTGATGGGAGACTTGGAGAAGTCGTAGTTTCCATCCACATCTTGTGTGGCGACAGTGGGGAAGCCCCTGTTGTATTGGATGAAGTCAAGGTCGTATACCTGCTGGCCTTCGGGAGTCCATCCCATCTTGGCGAAGTAGGACAGAGGGAAGTATTCCTCCCAGTAGGCCGATACAGCGATGTCAAGGAAGTAGGTGTTGAACTCCTGCTTTGCCTTGAGTGTGTAGGATGCTGTTGCAGTCATAAACCATTTTGCTTCTACGTCTGACTCTATGACTACCTCCCCAAAGTCGGGAAGCGATGCTTCGCTTGCCTCATTACAGAAGCCAACCCTGTATATCTTGCCCTCAAAGGTATTGACTCCATCTCCACCTACATAGAGTTGGACAAGTGAGGGTGTGCCGAAGAAGCGGGTAGCCAGAGACCCGTATAAAGCGAAAAGTTCCCCTAGGTGAATACCCACCCCAAATGGCTTAGAGAGGTCTACGGTGTGCTCACGGAGCGTGAAGGTGGTGTCTCCACGGTACTCTGCCTTGACCTTATCTTCCAAGAGGAAGAACTCTATCTCATGCTTGCTCGCTGTATTCACAAACTTGAATAGTGTTTGCTTGTCTGGTGTGCGCAGACCCTCAAATGTGCCGTAGATCATCTTAACCGGATCGTTGAGCACGTTGAGAGAGTTGTAGAGCAAGTGGCAGGGCTGCGTCCACGCAGGGTCAGGATGTAGAGTGAAGTAGGTGTCGGGTCGATTATCCGTCCCATTCTTCACTAGGTTCTCCCAGTAGAAGACATCTTCTGTATACCCGCCGATATTGATACTTGGTAGTTTGTAGTTGGGAGTTGATAGGGAGTTGCGAGTGGCAACAAGGTTGTTTGAATACCCAGCATCCCAGCGCTCCACATCGGGGTAGAGTTTCTGTGTAGTGTATTCTGCTACGGGGTAGTCGATGAAAGCGAGTGACGAGTCATAGGCATTAGTATCAACAGCGACACTCTCTACTCCCTGACCCCATACGAAACGACGCTTTGCTACAAGGTCGGGCACGGCATAGGGGAAGAGGGAATAGCAGTCTATCTCAAAGTTTTGGATGTCCTTGTCCCCGAAGAAGCCCACCCAGTCTTCATCTACAGGAGCAAGGTCTATCTTGGACGAGTCAAAGCGCACAGTCGCTACGCGCTCTCCGTTGATGACAAGCACCGCTTGGTCCCTGCGGAATATCATATCAATAAGCATAGGGCGTCCCCACGATCCAATAGGATGCGAGGCAAACTTGTTTCCTATCATCAGGGTGATGAAACCGTCCTTCACATAGAGTCCATCAGAGGAACGGAGAGGTCCCCAAATCTTCTTGGAGGTCAAGGAGTTATTGGTGAGTTTCATCCAGAACTCTACGGTGTAGGTGTTGTAGCGCCCTCCTTGGTTGATGACGCCGTGACCGGGAAGGACAATAGATGGTAAGGGGAAATACACCTTCTGCTCGTATTCATAGAGCAAGTCGTGTACGGTGTGAGGGCTTTTCCAGTCTCCCCAGATATTATCTGGGCCACCATCATTCTTTACCAGCGACCATGACCGATACTCTGCCTTGCTGATGTTGTAGGTCTGTGTAGAAGGATAGATTTTTGTAGAGTTGTCTGAACCATAGACAAGCGGGATGCCGTAGTTCTTTGCCAACAACTCATCGTCTTCTATGAGGTAATAGCCACGCTCATCTGCTCCTGCGTAAGGCACGGCCTCAAGGAGTTTGCAGGTCAGGCCACCGAAGATGGGGTCAAAGTTGTAGTGTGCTTCGTTCCATTCTTTTGTGATTATGGTGGTTATGTCCTTTGTGCCATTCATTACGGTGATGTCTGAAACCCAGTAGTTGAGGTCTACTCCATGAGGGGTTCCACTGAGGCGAATCCAAATCTTGTATTCCTTCTCAGATGAAGCAAACCCGTAAGCGTGTCCCTTCACATCAACCCATGTGTTCTGGGGAATGGAGAGTTCCCCTGCCACCTCTCCATCAAGGTCTAATTTGTGTGGGAGGGTTGATGATGTGGGAGTGACCTTGGGACCGGCATCAGTCTCTATCCCAACCGAAATCTTAGCACCTACTGCGTCTGTCGCTATCCTGAATGAGACATTCAGTTGGGATACCGCACTGATGTTGTGAATAAAGACAGGCGAAACAATATTTAAGGGCTGCTGGACCAATGTCTTAGTGAAGTTGACGCACTTAGCAGGGTCAGGTGGATCGTTATACCCCTCTACGATACCGGGGCCTACCGTCCACGAGGAGAAGTCATTATCATTCATTATCCGGGTGACTTTGACCACTGGGTTATTCACATCGTCCAGCGGAAAGCAAGTGATAGGATGCTCGCTGAAAATACGGGATGCGTAGAGGTTCGACTGCACAGTCATACGTCTATTATACCAGTACAAGGAAAGGCGGCAGGGGTTTTATTCCCTACCGCCCTTCCTCGTCACAACCTATTAACAGGGGTGAAGTCTTATCCTATTATACCACGGACGATGCCTCCACCATCCAAGCAACCACTCTCTGTAAGTCGCCTACTGATGCGTTGTTCTTTATTCTATTCGCCTTGCGTGATATTACATTCACATTTCCTTTGACGTACCCCTTGCTTGCGTCAAGTCTATCAAGGGATGCTGCTGTGTCGGTATTGCCTTTTGTAAAGGGTGTGAGGAGCACGGGACAAACATCGGGCACGACAATATCTTCTATATCAAGTTCAAACGGAATACCCTTTTTCTCTGCCCTCACTTTTGCGCCATATAGCAGAGAGTGCGGGATGTCCCTGCTTCTCTTGTCTTTCATAATGTCCGACCGACACCTCCCACATTTAGAGGTTCTTCCCATTACTCCACTACTTTGTTTATGAAACTCGTTAAGTGGCTTTACCTTGCGGCAGTCGGTACATTCTTTGTGCCCTTCGGGCCACGCCGCCTTCTCTTCGGCAGTCCAGTCCATTTTTTTCGCGCTCACGCCTCGGCAAGAGTTACAGTAGTTTCCTATTCCGAACAGACTTCTTTTTTCTGTACGCTTGTAGTGACTAAAAGGGAATACACCAAAGCACTTCCGGCACTTTTTCATACCCTCTCCCCACGACGCTATTTCTTCTTGTGTCCAATGTCTTTGTCTCATAGAGACATTATACCACACTTGAACACACCGCTGTTTTTGTTCAAGCAACGGAAGACGTATGAACAACAAACTCACCAGTTGTTATATCTACTGGAAGCGCTACGGAGACTATATCAACCTGATCGCAACCCGCTGCTGAACAGGCAAGTTCCTGCGAACCAGTTGTTCCATCAACCTTTTCGTAAAGAGAAAGCATCTCCCACGTTAGACTGGAAGGCATATTCTTTACTGCGAGGGCATACTCAACCTCGCTTATCTCTATGTATGGGGCTTGCGCGTAAGTATGCTCTGTCGCTGGTAGGAAGGACACTCCACCAATAGCATCGAAGTTGTCGAATACCCACGCACCTACGTCCATCCATTCATCCTCGTGGACGTTGATGGTGACTGATGGGTTATGCTCCGTCCAATGCTCACGGTACGCCTTCCATAGTTCCAAGTGCTCAATGGCGGTGAAGTCCTTGGTGAGGGTGGCACCCTTGGGAGCAGCGATGGGGAAGGAGAACACCGTGGTGGTGTCTGGCTTCATTACGTCTGGCTCGTTGGGGATACCGCTGTCCTTGAGGAACTGCGTGAGCGGGTCCTTGTTGTCTGCTCGTACACTACGAAGATAGTATTCTGAATACCATGGGTGAATGCCACTGGAAACACCTGTGAGTTGGGAAACCGTCCCAGAGGGCTTTACACAGGTGATAGAGGCACTTTCATTTATACCCAGTCGCTCAGCCTCACCCTTGTTCGCAGACACCGCTACGGCCCTCATAGAGGCTAGGAGAGGCACTAGGCCGTCGTGCAAGTGGTTGGTGAGGGTATTGCCGAAGATTCCTGTCAGGGAAACTCCAAGTAGTCTTTCTTCCTCGCAGTTTGCCTTCCACGACTTGCGGATATACTTGAAGTTAGTTAGTGTGGACTGCCAAGTACCAAGGATGGTTGCCAGTT